GTGAAAAATGGTTTGGTCCAGGCGCTGTTTTGCAGTTTGATGATAAAGAATTTCAGGTACGCGTAGTCGGTGAAGCCTATCAGGACGGAAACGAGTGGGTGTACACAGTAGTTGTAGCAGATGGTAAAGATGAGTCCTATATTCCGCCTTCACTTCTTGTAGCTGGTAAAAAATTAAGTAGATTAGGTTCTGCTTATGAAGAATACAGTGAAGAAGCTGATATCGTGAATTATCAGACTCCTTTCAAAGCTCGCAACTATCTTACTACTTTACGTTTGTCATACGACATAACTGGTAGTGCTTTTGCATCAGTTATGGTTATGCAGATGAGAGATCCTAAAACTAAGCAGTCGACCTACTATTGGTCTACTTGGCAGGAATGGACAGCTCTTCGTCAGTGGTATGAGAGACTAGATAGAATGATGGTATATCAGAAATGTAATGTGAATGTAGACGGTACAGTTGGACTTTATGGTACAAATGGTCGTCCTATTTATATTGGTGCTGGTTTGCTTGAGCAGATTGCTCCAGCTAATAAGCGCTACTATACTACATTGACATTAGATCTACTTGATACTTTTATGGCAGATTTATCGTACAACATCCTTGGGCACTCCGATCGTAAGTTCGTTGCTTTCTCAGGGGAAATGGGTCTACGTGAATTTGACAGAGTATTGAGAGATAAGGCATCTGGATATAATTTAATGGACACTGTATTTGTTACAGGGTCTGGTCAGAATTTGACTTTAGGTGGACAGTTTACTACATATAAGGGTCTTAATGGTGTTGAGTTAACACTTAAACATCTACCTTTGTATGATGATCCTATTCATAATCGTAAGTTGCACCCGATATCGGGCAGACCTCTTGAATCATATCGTATCACAATTGTAGATATTGGTATGAGAGATGGTGAAGCTAACTTAAGGAAAGTAGTTAGGAAGGGACGTGAAATGGTCATGTGGTATACTGGTGGTTCTGTAGCTCCTGGCTCAGGATTTGCCACATCCGCAACTACATTACGTTCAAATGCTAAAGACGGTTACGCAGTGCATTTCCTGTCAGAACAGGGATTAATGCTTGCAGATCCCACAACTTGTGGTGAATTAATTTGCGACGCCGCATAATAATATAAGGGGTAAGCCCGTAAGTACATAGTGACTACGGGCATCCTTTTTAATTTTTTAAACCATAGAAATATGAGAGTAATATTAAGGCCGATAAATAGACACTTGTGGTCTAATGTCGTGAAATATAAGAATTGCTACGATTATGTAGCACCATACTTTACCCGTTCGGGCAATATATATACTGGGTTAACAGCAGAAGAGGCAACAAGATTAGGTTCTGTTTTGGGACTTAACTTACTTCCATCTTCAAGTTATTGGAGTAATTTTTTTGTTAGAGTTGGAGCAGATGATATCTTTTTAGAAACAGAAGATCCAGTAGATGAAATTAAGTATATATTTTTAAAGAATCATAAAAGAGTTAAAAGTTCAATATTTGAACGTAAAGCAACTGCAGACTATTTACTTATAAATAAAGATGAGGAAGCTAAACGTGAGAATTTATTTAACAAATCTAAAGTTGATGCCATATCTGAATTTAAGAAAATGTCTCTTACAGATATGCGTAAATGTTTAAGGTTATTTGGTCAAAATGCTGAGAACGCAAGTAGTGAATTAGTTGAAAATTCAATGTTTAAATTAGTTGAATCTAATCCATCTTCGTTCATAGATAGGTGGGTAAATAACAAAGATAGGGAGATTGAGGTTATTCTTGAGCAGGCTATATCTAAAAATATTATACGCAGGAATAAAAATGTTTATAAGTTTGGTAGTGATGTTATAGGTTATAGTATGCCAGAGACAATTGATTTTCTAAATAATCCTAAGAATCAAGATATCAGGAAAGCTGTTTTGAATGCAATAGATGCGAAAGATTTTATAGTTCAAAATGAAGCTCCAGAAGAAGATTTAAAACAATTTAATGTATCATCAAAAGAAGAAGTAGTTAGTAAACCTAGGGTTAAAAAACCTACATTGTTAGCTGGTAAACCTGGCACAGATGATGAAGGTATTGATCTTAGTACTATGGATTTTACTGAATAATTATGACAATATCTCAGATGCATACTGCTTTCAGACTGGAATTGGATAAGGTAAATTCTTTACAGTATCCAGATTTTACCAGTGTTGAAATAGACTATTGGCTTAATCGTGCTATTAGGGAGTTTGTTAAAACTCGTTATAGTGGGATGAATCCAAAGAGGGAAGGATTTGAGCAGTCACAAAAAAGGATAGATGATTTAAGGACATTGGTACGGGAGGTTACTATTCCTTGTACTATAGTTGGTAGTATTAAGCCACACGGTTATGTATTGACAGACGGTTTTGATAATGCTTTATTTAGTACGGCAGTGTATTGGTTGTCGTTAGGCGAAGAGGTTGAAATAATGTTACCTGGATCAATTAGGATAGTATCGGGGGTTACAGAAGTAACAGCAGATGAATATAGATTTGAGATTGATAATCCGTATTCTCCTTATATTGTACATTATAATCAAGCAAAACCTCTACGGTTATTTTATAATAACACAATAGAATTTATTACCGATGGGACTTATTCTGTACTTAATGCCCAGGTTAGATATGTTAAAGCACCAGAAATTGTAGTGTATTCCACAATTAGCTGTGATTTACCAGAACATACGCACGATGAAATAGTGTCACTGTCTGTTAGATTAGCACTTGAAAATATAGAACAACCTAGGTATCAGAGTTATACACAGGAGGTAGCCGCCATGGAATAATTAATTTTAAATTAAATAAAAAAATAAAAGATGTTACAACGGACAAATAAGTTATTAATCGGGAAGGATATTAACCGGGATCAGCATGTTGTGGATGGTGCAGTCATCACTACAACTACAGCGACTACCGGCCTTATCGATGGTGAGATAGTTGTTCTTGATAAGAATTTTTGTGTATTAGCAGCCGGTAAAACAATATCCGATACTGATATTATATATATTTGTCAAGGAACAGCTGACACTTTTGGTTATTCTAACGAACTCGGTACAGGGGTTACCGCCATTAGGCGTCTGATTTTCTCAGATCCTATACAGGGTGCTAAAGTTAGGAAGTATGTAGGTACTGCTTATGCAGTTGCTACAGAACAGACTGATTCATGGGCTCTTACTGGGTTTGTACCTGTTACTGGTACTGAATATCTGGTTAGAATTGTTTATAAAGATATGAACGAACACCCAGGACAGTTTACTCAAACATATAGGATAACTGCTACAGATGCACTTTTGGCTACTTGGGTAGTTGCAATGAATGCTAAGATCAATGCTCATGGTGGACGTAGAGTGGATTCTACTACAAATACTACTACAACTCTTGTACTTACAGGTAGACATATTGATGAGTGTGCAACTGGTGTTACAGATATTGAAGAATTTAGAATGGTAGAATTTGAATCATTTATACTTTATATTGATGCTGATGGCAATTGGACAGAGATTACAGCTACGTCTGCAACTCCTAACACTCGCGTACCAGCAGAATATGGTTCAGGTACAGGTGCATTAGTTAGAGATTTGGAACGTAGAGCAATGGCTTATAGAGGTATAGTTAATATTACACAGTTCCCATGGCAGTTCCCAGATATCTATACTACTTATGCTTCTACGTATAATTTGATTACTATTGAACATGACAAATCATATTTGTCACCGGACAATCAGTATGTTAAACAAGCTCCTCTTACAACGACTATTGCTTTCGTTGTACCTAGTTCAGGCAACCAACAGGATGCCGTATTAGCTCAGTTGAATCCATGGATGGCTTCATGCCCAGGCGCTTTTGAAGGTATTGCATTTTAATTAGGGAGGGTTTAGACATGGCAATTAGAAAAAACGAATTCTTATTAAATAGGGTTGCCGTAGCGAACTTCCCAGTTCTTGCTTCAGTCGGTGCACAAACGATTCCATCCGGTGTATATATACCAGGTGGAGTGATGGTGACAGGGGTTACATTTAGACAATCAGCTGCTCCTACTATTGGTGGTGCTGCGAATACTATTAATTTAGTTGTTGTAAATACAGCTTTATCTAGTAGTATGTCGTTAGTATCTGCAGTAGCTTTGAGTGATCACGCTACTCATTTAACCAGACCATATACTGCAACAGTGATGGCTGCAGTTGGTACTTATATACCTGTTTCTGGTGAATTGAAGTTGAATGTAGAAGGTAGTAATGGTACTGCGGTATGGACTTATGCTCCTGATGTATTTGTTGGATATGTGTGTGCAACCTAATATAATCTAAAATGGCAATCAGAAAAAATGAATTTTTAGAGGTGAGAGTAGCTAAAGCAGACTTTACGATGCTCTCTTCGGCTGCA